GTCGGAGCGTTCTCGAATTATTAGCCCCGCTACGCAGCAGGCTGTTGAGACTCGGCACGCTGAGATTGTTGAAGCTATCTTCGGTAACGGAGATTTCTTTGACATTGAAGACGACATTCGCGATGTGGACGGCTCTCCTCTGGACATTGAAGCTCTCCGTTCTCAATTGATGGAAGACTTCAAAAAGGACAAGATCAAGAAGTCTGTCGATCAGATTGAACTGATGGCAGAAATCTACGGCACCGGCATCGGTGAAATCGTGGTAAAGTCTGAGATGGAGTTTATTCCAGCTACTCAGGCTATTCCAGGAGTTACGGATGCGGCTGCTATCGGTGTTAAAGAGACTGAGCGAGTAGCCGTAAAGCTCAAACCTGTCAATCCAAAGAACTTCCTGATTGACCCTAACGCCGAAAGCATTGAAGATGCTCTGGGCGTGGCGATTGAAAAGTATGTCTCTGTCCACAAAATTGTGGAAGGCATTGAAAAAGGTATCTATAAAAAGGTAGATATTACTACTGAGTACCAAGATCAAGACTTAGAGCCTACTCAAGACCCAAAACAGTTCCAAGACGACAAGGTAAAGCTGGTCACCTACTACGGTTTGGTGCCCCGTGAGTACCTGTCTGAGAATGAAGAGGAAGAATACGAAGAAATTTTTCCTGAGAACTCTGTAGGCGACAAGTATTGTAATTTAGTTGAGGCTATTGTCGTGATTGCTAACGACAGTATGCTGCTCAAAGCCGAAGAAAATCCTTACATGATGAAGGATCGGCCTGTTGTGGCTTATCAAGACGACACGGTTCCGGGCCGTTTCTGGGGCCGTGGTACGGTTGAAAAGGCTTACAACATGCAGAAGGCCATTGACGGGCAATTACGCGCCCATATGGACTCTCTGGCCCTTACAACGGCACCAATGATTGCTATGGACGCTACGCGCCTTCCGCGTGGGGCGAAGTTTGAGGTTAAGCCTGGAAAGGCTATCCTCACCAACGGCAATCCTGGCGAGATTCTGTTCCCGTTCAAGTTCGGTCAAACCGATGGTAATGCCATGAATGCGGCCCAGAACTTTGAACGCATGCTGTTGCAGGCTACTGGAACCGTTGACAGTGCAGGAATGCCCTCCAATGTGCCCCGTGATGCTGGGGCAGGCGGCATGAGCATGGCGATGGCTGGAATCATCAAGAAGTACAAGCGAACGCTGACGAACTTCCAAGAAGATTTCATGATTCCGTTCATCAACAAGGCTGCTTTCCGCTACATGCAGTTTGATCCTGACCGTTATCCCACGGTGGATATGACGTTTGTGCCTACTGCTTCGCTTGGCATCCTTGCGAGGGAGTTTGAACAACAACAGATGATTGCTCTTCTGCAAACTTTAGGCCCCGATACTCCTGTTCTGCCTCTGATTCTGCAAGGAATCTTGGCAAATAGCAGTTTAAGCAACCGTGGCGAACTGATGGCTGCCTTGAAGCAGATGTCTCAGCCCAATCCGCAGGCTCAAGAGGCAGCCGCGCAGCAACAGCAGGCTCAGATGGCTCTGGTGCAGGCTCAATTGCAGGAATCTCAGGCTAAGGCGGCTAGGGAACAAGCAGAGGCTCAAAAGGCTGCTGTTGAAGCCCAAGTAACACCCCAATTAGCACAGGCTAAACTTATTGCTGCCTTGTCTAACAACCTGAATGAGAACGATGAATCTGCTGATTTTGCCCGTCGAGTGAAATTAGCTGAGATTGCTCTTAAGGAAAAGGACATTGATAGCAATGAACGCATTGCTTTTGCACAAATGTCAAGAAAACAGTAAAAAATACTTGACAAAAACGCAAAAATTTGATATAATACTTACTATTATGAACTTTAAAGGATTCCTTAATGGAGCAACCCTTACAACAGTATTACGAAAACCAGTTTAATCTTTTTATTCAACCTGGATGGACTGACTTAGTAGAAGACTTACAACGACTAAAAGACAGCATCAATGACCTATCTCTGGTAACGGACACACAAAACCTTTATTTCCGGAAAGGCCAGTTAGATATACTTGATCTTATCTTACGTCGCAAGCAATCTTGTGAGGAAGTTTATAAGCAGCTCGGAGAAGAAGAATGAAACGAATGTTTGAATTCGTATGCGAAGACGGACATGCATTTGACAAACTGGTTGACGATAAGATTCGTAGCGTAAAGTGTATTCACTGTGACACGAACGCTACTCGTGTAGTTTCTGCCCCACAAGTCAAACTTGAAGGCATTACAGGGGCTTTCCCTGGTGCTTATAGCAAGTGGGAACGGGTGAGGGCTGAGAAACTAAAACAAGAACGCAAGCAGGCCGCCTCTCACGGCGAATAACCTGAATGCATAAGATTATCCTAGAACCCACACGGGCAGGAAAGGTTAGGTATGGCTTTAATTGATAATGACGATCTGCTTCCGCAAAATGAACTGGAAGCCGTAGAACAGCAGCAGGCTCAAAAGGCTGCTGAACCCGAAGCCCCCAAGATTCCCGAGAAATACAAGGGCAAGAGTCTTGAGGATATTGTGCAGATGCATCAAGAGGCTGAACGCCTCATCGGTCGTCAAGCACAGGAAGTCGGGGAAGTTCGTCGGCTTGCAGATGAGTTACTGAAGCAACAACTCGCTCAGAAGAAAGAACAGCCCCAAGAAGTAAACAACGAATTAGACTTTTTTGAAGACCCTAAGACAGCCGTTCAAAAGGCTGTAGCAAATCATCCTGATGTTCTTGCTGCAAAGCAGGCTGCTGCACAGATGCGTCAATTGCAGACGCAGGCTGCACTGGCAAAGAAACATCCGGATTTTGCTAACGTGGTTCAAGACCCCGAATTTGCAGCATGGGTGAAAGCCTCTCCAATGCGCGTGAATATGTATGCACTGGCTGATGCACAGTACGACTTTAACGCTGCTGACGAGTTAATTTCTACCTTCAAGGCAATCAAAGGTGTACGTACTAACGAAGCGGTTTCGGCTGCTAAGGAAGTGCGACAATCTGACATGAAAGCCGCTGCTGTAGATGTGGGCGGAACCGGGGAGTCTTCTAAGAAAGTTTATCGCCGTGCCGACCTCATCCGGCTACGCATGACTGATCCTGCCCGATACGAAGCCTTACAACCTGAAATCATGGCTGCGTACTCTGAAGGGCGGGTTAAGTAATTTTAATCAATTTTAGGAGAATATTATGCCTTTAGGTACTGGACACGTTACTACGACGACCGCTGCAACTTTCCTGCCGGAAATCTGGAGTGACGAAATTGTTGCTGCTTACAAGAAGAGTCTTGTGGCTGCAAACCTCATCAAGAAGATGAACTTCAAGGGTAAGAAGGGCGATGCTGTGCATATCCCTGCGCCCACCCGTGGCAATGCCTCGTTGAAGGCCGCGCAAACCCAGGTTAACCTGATTGCCGCGACCGAAAGCGAAGTGGTTGTGCTGATCGACAAGCACTACGAGTACTCGCGTCTGATCGAAGACATCGTGGAAGCCCAAGCCCTGTCGTCGCTGCGTCAGTTCTACACGGATGACGCCGGTTACGCTCTTGCCCGTCAACTTGACTCGGACCTGATCCAACTCGGTCGCGGTGTCAACGGCGGCAACCAAGCCAACTCTGCTTACGCTGGTGCCTTCTCGGGCGCTGACGGCACCACGGCTTATGTCGCGGCTACCAACATTGGTTTGGGCGCCCTGACGGACTCCGCTATCCGTCGCTCGATTCAGCGTCTGGACGACCAAGACGTTCCGATGGACGGTCGTTTCCTTATCATCCCACCGTCTAGCCGCAACACCCTGATGGGCATTGCTCGCTTTACGGAGCAGGCTTTCGTGGGTGAGCAGGGTGGCAATAACACCATCCGTAACGGTGAAATTGGTAACGTGTACGGCATCCCCGTGTTCGTCACCACCAACGCCGATACGACTTCTGGTTCGACCGCTACCCGTATTGCGCTGATGGGTCACAAGGACTTTGCTGTTTGCGTTGAGCAAATGGGCGTCCGTACCCAGACCCAGTACAAGCAAGAGTACCTGGGCACGCTGTTCACGGCTGACATGCTGTACGGTGTGAAGGAACTGCGCGACGGCGCTGCTGTTGCTCTGGCTGTTCCGGCCTAAGTAAACAACTAGGGAGGACTCCTACGGGGGTCTTCCCTTTTTGTCCTTGGAGAATTCAATGAAATTTATGTGCAAATATTCTGGCTCGGTTTACTCGTTTGAGCTTGAGCATGACATTAAGGCAATGCTTACGCATCCTGACTATGTTAAAGTAGACGAAGAAGAAGTTAAAGAAGGAACCGCACCTAAGCGGGGTCGTCCTGCTAAGAAAGACGAAGAATGAGACAAGTATCCGTAGGTAACAACCTAACAGCAGCCGTTAAAACCACTGTTTACACTGTTCCTACGGGTTATTATGCTCTGTGGAACCTTTGTTATGTGGTCAACCATACGGGCAATAATAAAACTATTGATGTATATTGGTATGACAAAAGCACTGCTGTAGAGATTAAAGTTTTGGACAACTACACTTTAAGTCCTAGTCAGTATTTGAAGTTTGACGGCGGTGCGTATATTGTTTTAGAAGAAGGCGATGAAATTAGGGTTGAAGCCGAAGCTGCTTCTACAATGAGCACTATAAATACTTTTGAGGTTATAAGGAAAGCATAATGGCAACACAGGAACAAATTGCGGCTTTATATCAAAAGTATTTGGGACGTTCCCCTGATCCTGGCGGCCTTTCGTTTTATAGCAATCCTGATTTTTCTTTAGCGCTGATTGAGAACGACATTGCGAACTCGCAGGAGGCGCAGAACTTTGCCGTTCAGAATGCGGTGAACTTCCTTCAGTCTCCTGAGAATCTTTCCCAGGCTGAAGCCGCTCAGACCATGACTACCGTTAGGGTAGGAAACAAAGACATTAACGTCTATGCGGACGGCACTAGCCAAATCTTCGACAAGGGGATGGTGCGGGTCTTTGATCCTGCCGGGAAGCAAATCCTTCAGCAGACGGAAGGCGAGTACGAGAACAGCGGCGGTCAACTGAATCCGCTGCTCAAGGCTGCGGCGGCTGCGTTCATGGGCACGATCCTTGGCCCTGCGGGGTTCGGAATTGCAAACCCTGCTCTCCTTGCAGGGGCTGCTGGTGGACTTACTACTGCGGCAACTGGCGGCGATCTTGAAGACAGTTTGAAAGCGGCGGCGCTGGCAGCAGCGGCTGCTGGAGGGACTTCTGGTCTTTTGGGCGGCTCTCAAGCAGCCAA